AGCTGCTTCTGGAATAACTTCAAGGGGGACATCGGTGTTTACTGGAGCAGTTGCTTTATTGTGGATTTGGAAAAATCTCGTTGCTGCATTTTTGTTGTAACAGTATATTTTATAAACCGCCCCAGCACTAGCCTTGAGCACGGCTTGGTTTTCAGCTCCTAGGTTTGTTGGGCTATTGGTAAACGCAGGGATCGCCGCTGCGACCAAACTCGTTAGAGAAGCATTTCCAGTTGTTTGATTCGCTGCTGTAGATACACCCGCAACGCTTACCTGTGAAGTATTTGCCGCTGCTCTTAGAGCAATAGTAGCTGTACCCGTGACGGCTGCAAGAGCGCTCAATCTGAACTTTGCATGACCGATAACTTCAATCTGCCAAATCCCCACAGATGCGCTTGGAATAGTAACACTATTCGCACCTGTGACCATGTTTTTAAATACGGCATTTGCTGGAGTAATCCAATTAGTCCCATCGGTCGTGATTTGCGCTGATAGAGCGCCTGTATAAGTTCCAGTTACTTGAATCGTAACTGTACCTTTGCTATCAAGGTCTATAGATACAGCGGAGCCAGCCGTTGCAACGCCAGCGGGAACTAGATTTTCAGTGGTAATTGTACCTGTTGCAGTCGTGTCAGCAACGCCACCAGAACCGCCGCCACTGCTTAGTGATTGCTGTATGTCTAGCAAATCCTCTAACGGTTTTTTGCTAGCCGAAACTTCAGCTAAACTACCAGAGAAATTAGCTTGTATGTAAGCGTCTAAATTTGTTTGTAAATCAGTTTGTACTGTCATTTTTATTAAAATAGGCGACCTTGCGATCGCCTATTCCGTTTAGTTATTCAGGTTCTACAGGTGTAGATTTTGCTTTTTTCTTTGGTGCGATCACTGCTGGTTCTTCAGTGGCGACAGGTGCTGTAAGATCGTAAATTTCGTATCCTTCAGATTGCCATGATTCCAAATCAGAGAGGTACACATCTTTTACGATGTGGCTACCTTTAGCGACGGTGACGGGGTTTTGTGGGTAATTCATGATTACTGAACAGGTACAATCCAAGCGGATAGGGTCAAGTTTCCTGGGGAGCCAGTCTTGGTGCAAACCAAGCCGATCGCTTCAGCAGTCGCCAATTTAGCAGCAATTTCAGCGCCGCCAAATACGATCTCTAGTTCGCCAGCAGCACCAGCTAATTGAGCAGGGAGAATAGTACCGATTACGGTACTAGAGCCGCCTACGGTAGCAGATACGTCAACAGCGATCGTCCATTCAGCAGTACCAGCGCTGTAGCTGGTGTATGCCTCAATATCAAAGCACACCTTAAAAGCTTCAATTTTGCGGACAGCAAAGGCTAGTCGAGTTGTGGAAGTAGTAGCAGATAGCGCCGCTGCTTCAGGGGTGCGAAGGGCTAGCGCTGCGTCGTAAGTACCACGAACGCGCCGATCTGCAATAGTTGAAAAAGTTGTAGCCATTAGGTTTTTACCTGTTTAAAAATACTTGAAAGCATTGTGAATTATTAATCAGGGGATATCCCCTGATTAAATTAAGCGACAGCAGCGCCAGACTTGATGTAACGCAAACGAGCAGCAGCCTGACCGTCCTTAATGGCGATCGATTGGTAATGCTCAACACGGGTACGAAATACGGGTTTAGTATCTAGCTCACCTAAATCGCGAATTTGCATACCGCCATTTTGTAAACCATGTACTCCCATAGTGTCAAACGAAACAACGTAGATAGAAGTGGTTTGAGCTGTACCAGAAGCCGCCGCCTCAGTGAAGGGCAAGATCTGAGATTTAGAGCCATCTTGATCCAAGACGATGATAGGAAGATCGTTATAAAACGCAATTTTACGACCAAAACTATCGAGTTCATAAGTGATGTAACCACCCACAGACGTATTACGAGCAGCGCTAGTCAGCACCCGTCGCATGGTCTTATTCATGATGATGTGAGTAGGATTCGTAACCTCATCAATGGTTGCATCCAAGCGTTCAAGGCTAAGTACATCACCACCAGAAGTAGCGCCATTGTCGATTAACTGAGTACCAGTCAAGCGCTTACGCAATCCGTCATAGGCTTTAATATTGGTAGCTGTATCGCCTTGGATAAATTCTTTTGTCCACGCCAAAGCCAATGCCCTTACCTTCATCATTTCGTGCTGAGAGCGAACACCTACGCCCATTGTGTCGATTACAAATTTATCGACATCTAAGTCACCGCCAAGGATGCTTAAAGTCTCAGTTACAGGGTTAACAACACCAACGGACTCGTCATACCCTTCGTTTACACCGCGAAAACCGATACCAGGAAGCGCTTCTTCTCTGTTGTAGCTATATGCATTACCTGCGATATCCACAAAGGGAATATTTTCGAGGATTCCGCTAGAGCTAGCGAACTGCTCAATAATTGCCGATTCAAATACTTTGCCTTCATTAAGCGCAATCTTTGCGGCTTCTGTAAGGGTTAATGCCATCTTTTTTCTCTTTATATCTAATGATTTGCAATACCTTCTGCTGGCATTGCGCCTCACTAAATCAAAGAGATTCATTGCGAAAATCTTCTATTAGTACTAAATAACTTTTGCGAACATTGCGATAAGCAAAAGTTATTGAGTCAGTTGATTACTAAAATAGCACAGATTTAAACTTTTGCCAGTTTCCCGTACTTATCTTGCAGATATTTATTGAGATATCGCTCTTCATAAATACCTTCAAGCCAATCAGAGAAAATACCAAGCTCACTGCTTGGATAGCAAGCGATCGTTACAGGATGAGGGCAATGTGGTAGCTGATAGTGCGCTGACTGCGTAGGCTCTGAGTAGCCAATCTCACGGCGGTATTGTGCATACCTCTTGCCAATGCTGCTATCCAACAAATCGTACCTATCAATGGGATAACCAGCTTTTTCAACTTCCAGCAAAAGGTGATTGCATTTCTCAATGACACACCAATGACCTTTTGTCTTTACCAAATTCTTTCGGATGTCTGCACAGCGATCAGAGTAATAGGCGATCGCTTTTTTGGGTTCTGGTTTTTCTTGAGTAATCACTCCACGCAAAACACGATTAGCCCAAACCTTGAAAGTGGGGCTGCACCATTGAGCGAAATCGATCGCAATGTCAGGATGTGCCCATGTCCCTTGTTTCCCTTTACCGCCCTTGAAAGTGTTGACTAGAGCCGATATGGGAATTCCCATATCCAAAGAAAGCGCTTGTAAATAAGCTTTAGTGGTATCAGTTCTCAGATAATCAGCAACCAATCTATTGTGAGTTTTCGCCATATCAGTAAGCGAAACATAGCCATCGGATTCTTGGGAGATAATCGCGCCGTTGTACGAATGTTTGATAAGATTAGTCATATTAGCCTATATATCAGGTTGATCACGCCTCGGATGTTTCAGCATCGCGGGGTATTTCTATATTATATCGCAAAACGCTTTACAATAAAGGGATTGAGTGAGTTTCTACTTTGAATGTAATCGCAAATATAGAGGGTCTTGAAGTAGGGGCGATCGCGCCTAATAGTATCGTCAATGCCGACTGTCTGGAGGCTATGCAGCTTATTCCAGATAAAAGTATCGACTGTATTATTTGTGATCTCCCCTACGGTTGAGCATCACTGCTTGTCATTGGGATTCTGTTATTCCCTTTGATCTGTTGTGGGAACAATACAAGCGAATCATTAAACCTAATGGCGCTATTGCCTTGTTTGGTTCGCAACCCTTTACCAGTGCGCTTGTGATGAGTAATCCTAAGTGGTTTAAGTATGAGTGGATTTGGGAGAAGGATGCCATGAGTAATCCTGCATTAGCTAAAGTCCAGCCGTTAAAATACCATGAGAATATTTCGGTATTTTGCGAAGGAAGGACAACGTATAACCCTGAAATGTGGGACGCTGGTTTTGTTTCCAATACACAAGGGAAAAATTCTGTTTTAGGGACATCTGGCAGTAGATTCGTAAAAAGCTCAAGTCAAAACCTAACAACATTCAGGTATCCCAAAACGATTGTTAAGTTCAATAAGCCAAAACATAATAGCGGATTAACCCATCCCACACAGAAACCTACCCAACTTATCGAATACCTAATCAAAACCTACACCCAAGAAGGCGAACTAATCTTAGACAACACCGCAGGCAGTGGCACATTAGCGATCGCCGCCATCAACACAAACAGAAATTACATTTGCATTGAAAAGGATGAACATTATTTCGAGGTAATGCGTAATAGGATTGAGAATCACGACCCCAACGCACCTGTAAAAACCAAAAAGCCAAAACCCGCGCCAAAAGGGCAGCTAACATTATTTTGAGCCAAACAAAAAAGGAGCGTAACAGCTCCTTTTTTGTTGATTATCTTAAATTCATTCGTCTTGCCTCTTCGGCTCGTTGTGTTGGACTCATTTTGCCAAGTGCTTCAATATCTAGACCGCCGCCACGCTTGCCACGTCTACCGCTTAAGCCATCACCAGTCCCGACACGCGCAACAAACATGTCAGGATATTTCTTGGCAATCTCAGTTTCAATCCAAAGGTCAATGGGTAGATACTTATTGCGATCATCTGGATGATAGCGAGGATCGCCAGACTTATCGACAACATAGATCCCGTCGTTATCTACACCATCGGCGGCTTTGGTCATATAGGCTAGCTGACCACGAAACTCCTGATCCTTGGATAGTAAGCCAGTGTACTGAGGTTTGATACCAGTGTTAGCCAAGTTAAGAGCGATCGCTGCATCGATACGTGTTTCAGTTAATTCTTGCCTTGCTGCTAGTTTCTCCTTTTCAGCTTGCTCTTTTTCGGCTTGCAAACGTTTCTTCTCAGCAGCCGCTTGTTCTCTTTCAAGTTTGCGGGCTTCTTCTGTATTGGCTTTAGCTTCAGCTTCACGAATCGCCGCCTCTTGCTGGAATTTGAGAGCCTCCTCAACTTTGGCTAGGTCGATACCCTCAAATCTTTTATTTTTCTCACGCTCTTCCGCAAGTTGTTTTTCGAGTTCACGCGCTTTCTGTTTGGTTGCTTCTAAAGCTTTTTCTCCCTTTGGGCCCAATGGATTATCAGCACCCCCGCCTGTGTTTTCGGGTTCATCATTCTGGTATGAGTAAAAATTGAAACGCATAAATTCTAAGCTCTAATAATTCTAGTTGTGTTAATTCTGGCAACGTCTTGCAATCTAAGCTCGTTGCTTATCGTTTGCTTGAGGCTGTCATAAGCATTACGATAGCCGCTTACCTCAGTGCCATCCTTGCGAGTGATTGAGTAAAAGGATGGGACTGATTGACTCGTAACTCCAAAGTCTGCACTTTGCTCTATTCCTGCGATGGCTGCTTTCAGGGCGATCGCCTCATTGATTTTGGCTTGAATGTCATCAATCGCAGTTGCACCATATTGATTTTCAAAATCTGTAAGAGCTTCTTCAATTCTCCGCACATATTTATATTCAAGGTTGAATATTGTTTTGATGTTGGTTACGTCGGTTGCTGTCCATGTACTCATGATTGCACCTCATCATCATTATCATCTTCTGAATCGTCAACCTTATTAATCATCACTTTATTAGTTTGAGGAATACTTTGCGGCAGCGCGATCGCACTAAGCTTCAGCCCTTCAGGCAACCATCGCAACTGATTTAGTTTAGCCGATCCCGTGTCAGCGTCCATAGTACCAGTGGCTACAGCATCAAGTACCACTTGCACTTCTTGAGGAGTGACTGGCTTATCAAGTACATTGATATCCACGTCAATACTCGCATCAGTAGGTTCTACTCCTGTCCACCTATCCCAGAAACTAAATACCGTTTGCCATAAGCTCTTTTGCCTTAAAGCAAACTTGCGTAACGATGCTTTGCCCTGCGCCATCTTGAGAGCAATTTCGTCATCAGTTTGCTGCACCGATCCTTGTCCCAAGAAGGATAAAGCCTCCGCTTTGATTTCTGCACGTAAATCTGAAAGCATTTGGCGCATAGGTTCTACTGCGGACGGGTCAATCTGCAAAACGCCAACATCAGAGCCGTTAGAGCATTCGATTGCTAAGCTCCCACCAATCACCAGTGAGGGCGGATTATCTGGGATAAAGTCAGCCCATTTGCGTTTATAGGTTGGCTGTAACTTATAGATTGTGCGTTGGTAGCTAGAGTAATTCTGGTAATGGCACTTAACTTTTTCTAGTAAATCTAATAGAGGCGGTGCTGAGCAGATAGCATCGCGATCGCTTACTGAGTAAATCACAATCGGAATCTCGGTCAATGGCTGCTGATTTGCATCGCGTAAGATCAGGGGCGGATCGTAGCTAATCCAAAGTTCTAACTCTTGAGTCTTTTTACCACGACTAGGCTTTGATTTCTCAATGCTTTTGTAATACTTCTCAGTAGTTACAAAGCCGTTTTCATCAAGAGAATAAACCCAACGTATCTCAATTTCTTCACTTGCAAACTGATTAATCTTTTCGGTTTCTTCACGCTTAATAACAGCTAGCGTCATCTTTTCAGCGCCGCTTTCGTCATAGGTGAAATCCCAATTAATCAGGTCATCACGTTCAATTAAGTTTAAGTATGGTCTAGGATTAGCGATCGCATTCTCTGGATAGCTGACGACTATTACCGCAAAGCCATCACGTAATGCCCACGTATCTGCATCAGTTTTGAAGCTGATTAAGTCAGATCCCTTAAGGTCAATATTGCTTTGATTGATAAGTATTGATTCACTTACATTGTCTGTAAGGTCAAATTTGCTTATCAATGCAGCAAACATGTCAACCGATGGACGGAAAAAGTTATGAAACAGAGTTTGCCGCGCCCGATCAAAATACTCTTCGGTTTCTTCAGCAGGGTTCTTAGGTAGATATTCCTGTAGCTTAATTGTGTCAAAATTGCTGTAATAACGTCCTGATATCCACGCTCTACGCCCCTCATAGAAGTCTTCGCAACGCTCTACATCATATTGATATTCAATATAATCAGGGTGTTTATAGTTTGGGCTAGCTTTATTATTCTCACCTAATTTATTGGAGCGCCATGTAAACGCTTCATTAGGTTGAATGATTTCAATATCTGACATAATCTATAAGTATTGATTTGTTTTGATTATATGTCACCGAAAAAACATTTAGCAATTATTTCACATGCTAATAGTGGCAAAGTAGCTGAGATTAGAGCTAATCTTAAGAAGTTAGGCGTTGTTGTCCCCAAAGATTCGCGATCGCGTGTTGCGCTTGAGTCGATTACGATTAGTAGAGATACGGTGACTAAAGCAACAGATACACTACCCACGCGCCCGACTAGTACCGAATCCTGATCCTGCTCTAATTGGTAATAATCTATAAGCAGCATAACCCGCCGCCTCTGGTAAGTGATCAAGATCGTTTTTCTTTTCTGGCTTGCCATCATCGCCTAAAGGTTGTTGCTCCAAACATCTTGTAAGGTTAGGGCATCGCTTTACATTTACAAATAAATGCGACTCCCCTAACCCATTTAAAAAACCTGTATTCATGGCATTAACACGATCCTTGATTGCAGGATTTGTCGTGCCTCTAACAATCTGATAACCAGCCTGTCCAAATAAGCTTAAATCTGTTTGTGATGCTGATGTATGGCGCTGATTGCCTGATACGTCAGGATATAAATATTTACTGTGATTTTGATATTTATTATTAATTGTCTCAATCGTGTGTGATGTATCATGCATCCCCCAAAGTTCATCGACAGCGTGATAGTTTTGTCCCCTTTGGACATATACCACGCTTGCCATTTTGCCTACGTTAAAATCTTGACCTATATGCAATCTCTCGTTAGGCTGTACCGTTTCATTTGAGTTATTGCGATGGCGATTAAACGAGTGATAAGCAGTTTTAGCTGTGAGATTTACAAATAGACCCAACACATAAGCATCAATTAATTCGGCTGGATAATTCTCATACAAAGATCGGATATAGTCATCAGTCGTAAATGGATTTTCTAATGTACTGAGATTTATTAATACGCGATCGCTTTTATTAATTGATTCTGGCGAACCAAAAAAATCGTAGGCAAAGTTAAAGCCCTCAGGAGTAGTAGTGCAAAATATTTGATTGCAATGACCAACGCGAACCCGCCCGACAAGTTTCTTCCAACTGAGATCTAATATTTTGCGCTGCACAGTATCAATCTCATCAACACCCGCAAAGCAATAGTTACCGCCTACAATACGTCGCCAATTCTCGAAGCTGTTGAGATAAATTACCGCCCGACCATGTGGGAAGTCGATCGTATATTTGCGGGGTGCTGACGCTCTAAGCGTATATTTAAGCCCTGATGCATCAAGAATCTCGTCTAGCTCTGGTACTAAGAGCTTCTCGATCATCTCATCTACAGGCTCGTACAATGCCAATGCACAGCCCTTTTTAGTGGGGATTGCATTGATATATGCATGAAGCAAACCTTTTCTCGCAAGTAGGTAGGTTTTGCCGCCCCCGTAACCACTAACAACACCAACATAAGGAACGTCAAGAGTCTTGAACGCGATCGCTTGTTTTGGCAGCAAGGATATCTTCAAGATTTCGGGTGGCGGTAGGAATAATGGTTGGTTTGATTTCTGCAACTCCTGCCATGACGGAATCAAATGGGATTGCGTCTCCTTTTTCCCTTCCCTCGCTATCGTTATCTTCGATTGTTGACGCAAGTTCGGGTATTGGCACTGCAACGTATCCTCTGTCATACAACCATTTCTCTATACGCTCTTGACTGTACTCAAGTTTAATTTTTTGCATCCTATCCAACGACGCGATCGCCTCACCTGTTGTTTTAAAGTTGTCAGGATTTTCAATGATTGCGCTGTAAGTAAGGCTGATTACATTGTTAATCATATCCAAATCAGAAAGCGCTTTTTCAACCCGTTTACTAACAATATTGTCCCTAACTTTTTTGGACACCTCATTAGACACTTCTTTGGACACCCTTTGGACACCATCGCGCCATGATTCTTTACTAGAGCGTCTTGCGACTGTCTTTAGGCTTACCCCTAATCTATTAGCTAATTGCTGTAAAGTAACGCCCCCCGCTTCATATTCGGCTCGTATAGCTACCCAATTTATTGGCTTTGGTTTTGTTGGTTTAGGCACATATTCTATATAAACGAATTTACAGCGATTCTAGCATCAACGCGCCCCTTGATGGCGATATCGCTAGATTACTGATATTAAAAAGTGATAAAATATTAATGGCGATCGCGTATTCCACTACCGACCGCCGATCAACCTTATACTTAACAACGCAGGTCAATATGACAAGTTTAACTCAATTTGCATTCAATTCTCAACAGGTTCGCATCGTTTCAATTAATAACGAGCCTTGGTTTGTAGCTACAGATGTATGTGAGATTTTAGATATAAGGAATGTTAGCAAAGCTTGCAACCCTCTCAAAGATCGCGAAAAGCAAGTTTTGAACTTGTACGAGATGGGTATAACTTCAAGTGATGATCCAGACACCACAAGGCTTTTAGCAGTTTCCGAATCTGGCTTGTATCGCTTGACCATGAAGTCTCGTAAACCTCAAGCCGAACCTTTTCAGGATTGGGTATGTGAAGAGATTTTGCCCACAATCCGCAAGACTGGCAAATATGAAATTGCTCCTACTCAACCCGCAATCCCTCAAACCTTATCAGAGGCTTTGCGGTTCGCCGCCGATCTTGAGGATCAGAAACAAAAGCTCTTAGAAGCTAACCAAACATTGCAAGATGAGATCCAAGTTTTGGAGCCGAAAGCGATCATCTATGACACCGTGATGGATTCTGACACATGGCTCGATATTCGAGAGCTTCACAAGTGCCTTGCAATTCCCAAATATAGAGAGAAGGATTTCCGCGCTTTCCTATGTCACAAAGATGTCAAGATTTTGAGTAAGGAAACCAGTCAACCTTATAGCACTTGGATTCATGGCGGATTGGCTAAACTAACGCCTGTGACTCTACCGACTGGCAACATTTACCATAAACCCGTATTTAGCTGGAAGGGATGCGAGAAAATAATCAATGCTTTGCGAGGTCATGGCGTGATCATGAGTAATCACCAAATCGATCTGAATCTTGGGTTTAAGGTTGTTAAGAGTTAAGCCCAAAAATGGATGTGGTTAAGCTGATTATCCACATCCATTTAATTTTATTTGACCACCAAGCCGCAGACAATTTACCCTTAGCGATATTCTTAGCGTGACGGGTTTTAAAGTCTTTGCGTTGCTGAGTAACCGATTCGGGTTCGCCTTTTTTATATTTACCTGCTGTATCCGCACCTTGTTCACCAAATCTGATCAACTTAACTTTGTCGCCTTCTTTTGCAACAACTACATGGGACTTAGTAGGATGCTTAGGAGTGCGCTTTGGTTTGTTATAGCCTTCTACTCCAGCTTTAGCAAGGCGAGGATCTTTCTTAGCTGCCATAATTTTGTGAGTGTAATTTTGCTAATAGTTTACCAAAAGTGAAATACTTTTACTCCACCCATTCCCATTTCATTCCAGCACTTTTACCGCCTCTAGCGATCGCTTGAGATATACAACGATGTGCAACAAAATTAGCCCTAGCAGCTTCCTTTACGCCAGAATAAACTCTAATACCATCAGGGGCGTAACAACGCACAGCACGGCGAAAACCTCTAGTTGATGGCTCTGAGTTTTTGACTTGCTGTACTAAGTTTTCATCTTCTAGAAGCCAGAACAAGTTATCACGATCGCAGTTAGCAAAATGCGAGGGATTATTCAGGACTAAGGCGATCGCGTCTTTACGTTTAACTGCGTTCTGATTGTGGGCAATTTTGCGGAATTGTAATTTGCCGCTGCGAACAAATAAGCGTATTCTGTCCAATGGTACGCCTAACCCTCTCGAAAGTTCGTACACAGTAAAATTATCTTCAGTGCATTTGCGGCTTAAGGGGGAATTAGATGTCATGCGATGGATTTGAACTTCTATCGCAGTATCTGTCCGTTCTGGGTAGCCTTGTTTTTTAGACCATTTCTTAAAGGATTTAACCAATACAGGAAAAGGTAAAACACCAAGATTATTTTCAAGATATTCGATCTCTTCTTGTTTCCATGCTGATCCGCCTTTTTTCTCCGTAGAAAACTTTGCTGCACATGATCTAGTACAGCAAAGCCGTTTTGTTTTGGCTTCAAATTCTTTCTTGCAAAATATACAATTTTTCATAGTTACTGTCTGCCATATCTTACTCTGATACTTTTACAACATAGCTAACCAAATCTAGCAAGCGATTACCACGCTTAGCAGCTTACGCTCTTGATTTGATTAGGAGATACCTTTAAGAAAGTTGCGATTTGTGCAGTGGTGTTTGCGGTAGTCATTTGCTTGCCTTCGTTTGCTTTACCTCTTAAATATAGCAGTATAGTACTAGAGTGTCTAGTGGTTTGTAATATTTGTTTACAATTATAGATAAGCAGCAAAAAAAGCGATCGCCATCCATCTGAAACTCAGGACAGCGATCGCATTCAAGACAAATAAGTAAAGGAGTAAACACGACCAAGCGGATCTACCCTGTGATTATCGCATATTTCGCAATCTCTCAATCAAAATCAAATTACGAGCATTCTCAAAATTCACACGCCGCCTATTATCTCGCACTTCACGCGATTCCGTTTGTTTCTCCACAGGCTTTTGCTCTTGCACTGCGATGATTTGCTGAACACCTGTACCAGCTAAGTGATTGAGATTGTAGACAACGCCGCGCCATTCGATAAAGTTAGCTGGATAGTTAATCGGCTCGTTTGCGATCACGGGGGGGATGGGATGGCAAAAAGTAGTAGGGGGAGTAGTAGGTATTTTTTCATGGGTTTATGATAAATTAATTAAGCAATGTTTTTTTAGATATTGCATACAATTATCGAGAGTAGCGAAGTGGTATCGCAGCCGTACTGTAGGGTAAAACCGACCAGTGTACATATTAGGCGGATGACGTAGGTTCGATTCCTACCTCTTGAATTATGCATTCACTCCTTTGAAAGCTCCGATTACAAATTGAAAATTACTAGGCACAAACGGATGCGCCATCGGTACAGCGCGCAAAAGTCCAACACGCTTACCGCCCAAATCTAACTCACAGCGCACATTATTAAACGACGCGAAATTAGCGGGTAAACATTTGGGAGCTTGAATCCAGATTTTGATCGGTGTTTCCTCTACACTAGCGCCGATCGTTTCAAGTAGTTGAGGATTGCTTTCACGCACTGCCCAGCCCTCTATCATCGTTGTATCGCTGTCAATAATCGGATTGCCTAGCGCGTTAACCGTGCCTGTATCTACGCTATTCCGTACCCAAAACGTGCAGTTAAATTGGTAACTACCATCGGTGTTTTTGGGCGCAAATGGGGGGATGAGGTTAGGGAGTGGCATGATATCTCTCTTTCTTAAATCTTGGAGGCTCGTAGCTTTCGCACAAATTCCGATACCGTTCAGCAGGTGTTGTTAGGTGCGCTAATTCTGGAAAAGTTGAGGGATGACGACTCATAAATTTAGACTGAGTGTCTCGCAAATGATTGTAAAACTCTAACTGATCAGGTGTCATTTTACCCATATGTTACTTACCCTTCAAATGCTTGCTTAACTCAATTTTAGCACGTTCTTTCGTCTCTGGACTCATCCCCAAAAACCGCCTAGCCTCATTCGCGTATGCAAAGTACTTTTTAGCGTCTCCCACAACGCTGATCCGATAGCTCCGACCATCGCTCGATATTACGCTGATACCCTTACGCATCGCATCAGTACGACGCAAAATCGTAAGGAATGCCCCGATCATCTTCTTATGGGCAATGTACTTACTAGAGAGTGTTTTCCATGCCGCGCCCGTATCAGGATCGCCACCCTCACGGATGATGTTGTCCTGTAGTGCAACCACATGATCCGCGCTGACAGTCTTTATCACAGGCTCTATGTTTTGCAGCTTGGATAGGAGCTTAGCGGCGATCGGTGTGTTGGGTTGGGTGAATTTGAGCATGATGGCAACAAAAAAGCGCTTACGGGTATTGTAAGCGCTTTTTGCTTTGGGCTACAGGACTTGTACGAGCAGCCCTGTTTTTATATGCTTAATAATATTCGATTCCATCAGATTTCCATCCCAGTCAAAAACGTTCCATCCGTCGCCAGTCAGCTCTTTAAGCTGGTTGTTTAATGGGTTAGCTGTCGTTGCTATTACGGTAATCATTTTAGGTGCAGAGTTTGCGGTTTCCATCGTGTTACTTTCTTTTGTTTACTAAATCCATGAGAGGGGCGCTACTCCCTCTCGTTTGCGCGGGGTGGTGGTTATCTGTTGGACTTTTTTGCTTCTAGCTCGTTTTGTTTAGCAATCAATGGAGTTTGAAACTGGCAAGATTTCATGAAATAAGTTTTATTCCCCATCTTGCCTCTTAGTTCCCATTCTTTTTTACTTTCGTTGTAGCAAACAATATAGTTGGCGGTTTCAGTTGACTCGGTAAGTTTTTTTAGTCTTTCTTGTGTAGTAGTCATCGCCTTGCCGTTCCGTTGCTTTATTTGGTATATATGTAATATAGCACCACTACAAAACATCTGTCAATACATTCACTTAACTTTTTTCTTCCTACTCTTCTTGGGCTTATTCCTTTGCGTTTCGCGGTACTTTTCAGGATTATTCTCACGATACCGCTTGTCAATTTCGGCTCTAGTCATAGCGCGATCGCCAATCGCAGGACGACCAACGGGGCGATCGCTGTCATTGCAGACGTAGTTGGGTTTATGCCGTCTGCACCTGTACTCACGTGCCCCTGACGGCAGGGTTTGGTTAAACGTGGTAAATGCTCCGCACGTTTCACAGATTGGATTTAGTGGATTAGGTACTGGCATAGCTAAAGCGACTCCGCAAACTCTCTAATGGCGATTGCATTGCTTTTGATAAATTCTTTTAATAATGCAATTTCGGATATTGATGAAATCGAATGCCGACCAGTCGCCACATTAACTGGAAACGATGGCATCCATACGCACTCAAACCAGCAGACAGTGCCATCAATCATCCCTAGCCCAACGTTAGCAATAAATTTACTGTTTTCCTTATAGGCGCTTTGGATTGCTACTTTTACTTTAGGATCGTCGCCAATCATCGATTCATTATTCTTCATTTTTATCTACCTCTCACTCTACGAGCCGTTGTCATTTCGCCACCTGTGATAAGTGGCTTAGCATTCTGCACTTCATCAAAATAGCTAATGCAGTCACCATCTTCAAAGTCTACAGTCACGGTCACAATCTCTGTGAAGTAGAACTCAAAGCCATCTGCTTGGCTGCCTGAGTACTCAAAACTTTTGACATTGGGAGATAAGCTTCTAGCCAGTGCGATCGCCGCTTTCTTGTCAGCTAGATCGGGGTGAGTTTCTGAGTCCCATGCGTGGTTAAAGTAGCAGTTAATTTGTGTTTGCATTGTCGTTTACTCCTTTGTTTTGTCTATATGAGTAATATACCATCACTAGACGAAAGGTGTCAAGATATTCGTAATATTTGTTTACAATTAGCTATTTATCCTTTAGTTTTTGGCTTATACCCATGCACTTCCTTATATTTTTCAGGATGTGCCAAGCGATACCGCAAATCATACTCAGCTTGGCTCATAGGCTCAGTACCTATCGTTTGACCGCCACGTTTGCGATCGCTGTCAGTCATGGTTACGGTTTTCCCTTCAGGTGTGAGACAACCACGCCTACAGCGATATTGTCGCGCCCCTGATGGTTTTTCACCGTTAAAGCACATCGGTTTATGGCAGTAGGGGCAGTCTGGACGGTTACTCATGGTTTAGTAATTCCTTTAACTCGCTTACTGTTTCCAATGCGTGCCAAATACCTTCAGACTGCCATGAGTACTCGTACCCCTGATCAGTCATGCGTACAGATAAAATGTCGTCTTCCCACAAATCAAAAATGTACTCTTCGCCGATCTTGCCATCAACCTTATCAGGGTATAGCTCGGCATAGCGTTGTAGGAACGCTTGGATCATGAATAATTTTTGCATCGTCGTTACCTTTGTGAATGTTGATTGAGAGAGGGGCGGTTAAGCCCCTATGATGTGTGTGGTGTTTAAGAAACTTTTGAAGCCATTCTCGCTCTAGTCTGCGCCGCTGCGATTTTATTCCTTGCTTTTCTCGCTTTTTCGCCTCTTGATTTTTCGATCTGCTTTTCCATTTTTTCTCTACCAATCATTCGCAGGGACTCACGAACCATTGGGCATTGTGTTTTTGCCCATGTCGTCTCTTTGACTCTCAAAGGTTCTACACCTGACGCATACTCATCATAAGAGTTGTATTCTCTAATTTCAGTAATTCTTCGGCGATATCCATCTCTTGCAGAATCGCGGTTATCCTCTTCAGCCATAATCCACATTTTGAAAAATTCAAAATTATCAGAACCAAGGAATACTGATCCGTTGTTTAACATTGCTACTGTGTAAGTCATTGCCTTGTCGCTCCTTTGTTGCTTGCTTTCTGTACTAAAGATATCATCACTAAACGAAAGATGTCAACAGGGTAAGCAAACTATTTACATTTCGTTACAAACTACAAATAACCCGCATAATCAAACTCAAAAATAATGCTATCCAGTAGCGGCGCTTGTTCTGGCTTTGTCGATGGCGGTGGTAATTGCTTGTATAGACTCAATAGCTTGGATACTTTCGCCGCTGCTAGTGACAAACCCTCTGATAGATTTTCTTCAGTAATCGCAGTCAAACCAGCAACCGATCTAAAAGCATTGATTTGCGCCAAAGTAAAATTGTCGATATTGCCATGATCCTTAAGCAATACCCATGACTTAGCCCGAAAATCTACTTCTGAGTTAAGCATAGGTGCGAAGCTATCAAGTACCCTATGTCGATAAATCACGATCTCAACGCCTTGATACAGTACTGGACTGCCGTTAATTATTGAGGGGAATGAAAGTCCAGCGTCTTCCAGTGCGGGATCTGGCAGCATTAAAATACTTGGCTGCACTGTCGCCCCGAAATAGCGAATACCAAGCAGATCGGGAATAGCAGCGAGTATGGCTGTTCTGATTTCAAGCGGTGTTTTCACGATGGCAACCGATAAAGCTTTGTGCTAATATTGTAAACGCGATCGCTCCTAAGCCTGAGATTTACGCACCGTGTAGATTGTTGATGGCAGTGGATAAAGCGATCGCATTAACCGAGAGTAGCAAAGTGGTAATGCACCCAGAGTTGATCTGGGGAGTCAGTAGGTTCAACCATGCTCTGTCTTGTTTACTCCTACTTTTAATCTTCATCAGCTTCAAATACTCCCTACCATCAGGATATGCTCGTTGATCTGGGATGACTTTTTTGTATTCATTTGATTTGCCTCTTTTTGTATTCAATACAATCACTAAGCCAAGCTTTTGATGATGACAACAACGCCTTTTTTAATTTTATTGTTGGTTCAACCCCTTGTTCTTTTAATTGTTGAATAGCATTTTTAACAATAGAATATTTATGGCTAGACGTTAACCCGTTTATCGAGGCTTGGCTTTCAGCAAGTTTAATCAACTTGTTTATTTCCCTCTTCTTTAAAGCTTTTTTAACTTCAACCTTCTTTAAGCAACTAAACATGATTATCGAAATACCTTCTTTTAAGCACTACGGAATTATTTATCGTTATACTGTACCTTTACCAAGTATCGCGTTACATTCACAGCATTCATAATCTTTGCGCCCTTTAACCATCCGCATGGTTTTGCATCTGCAAGCGCCTTTTAGCGGTGTGGAGAAGTGGCATCTCGTGGGTCTCATAATCCCAAGAACACTGGTTCGATTCCAGTCACCGCCATATTAAGCCACACAATGCGCGATCGCTTTCTGAGTCTTGGCTAACTCCTTCTTAAGCTTATCCACTTTCTTAGTCCCAGCCTTTGACCACTTAAGCTCGGCAACAATATCAGCAATCCTAGCGGCGCGATGTTCGCCAAGTGTGGCGATGAGTGAGGCTTTGTCGATTAAGTATGGTTCATAACCCCATCGCATTACGACGCTGCTATATAGCGATGATTGAGCCATTAAATCAATCGTAATCACAATAGTATCCGCAAAAACAGGTTCAGGCGCTTTGCATTGCGAGTAAACAAAATGAAATAAATCCTGATTGCCGTCATCAAATTTTTGTCCAAAGTACTGAGATAAGCTATCAATCAAGCCATCTCTCACAGGCTTAAATGCGATCGCTAAGCCGTCATCATCCATTGGTCTATTAGCAGCCGCAAAGCGATGGAAGTGAATGCGTAACTGTGATTTAGTATCCCAATCAAAAGCAGACTCAATCGCGCCGCCTTGCTTAAGTGATTGCTTTTCTTTAAGGTGTAGTATCCAGTTGCCACGCCCGTTACTTGTGTTTTTGGGCGGTTCATCAATGATGTATTGGATTAGCATTCAAGTATCCTGCGTATTCAGTTACAGTCATTGCATTAGTCATAGTCTTAAAACTCGCAATCATCATATTTGGGGCGGCGCAAATCTTGAATCTTTTGCTTTACCTCATAGAACCAAATCAGTAAGCGTTGCCAGATAGTAAGGTCAGGGTCAGGTGCTTTAACCTTTACGCAATCATCAGCATTGACATAATTACCGCCCTCTAGTTCATCCAAGAACAAGAGCGTTTTGCCATAGCCATAAAAGCAATCAGCGCCATACAGTTCGGCTTCTGTCGTGCATTCAGAGCAGTGGTATACATTGCCCTTGTATAGGTAATATTCGTTAGTGTTATTCATTGTATGAACTCGCTTTGTCTAAAAACTTTTTTAAATCGTTTAGCGCGGATTCTGGAGTAGTTCCGTTGTCTCGCCAATTTAGTAATACTTTGATTGGGGCGCGTGTCACTTGACTTATTGTCAAAAGACTTAGCCCCCATTCATCGGCTAAGTCCCAAAACTCTTCATGTACTTCTGTCAACTTGTTAGTGTCGTTGCTCATGATTTCTCTTACTCCTACTTTCAATCTTCTTCAATCTCAAATACTCCCTACCGTCATCAGTCTTAAGCCAGCAAGCTTGACATATATCTCGCTGCTTGGAATAGACTCGTTTACCGCATAGAGGGCAAATACGCCGCTCTATGTGTGCTGTGCGTTTGGCGTAGTATTTGCGATCATATTCATTGCTGTTTTTAGTCATTAAGCAACCTTAGAAAAATTGTCGTCATAGCCAAGATTTCTCATAATCGCTATGGTAAGTCCCATAGATCCTTTAGCTGTAGTTCTATTGTTAATCCAGAACAAAGCGTCATTGCCAAAAGAACTGAAGATAGTTGCGAGTTCTTCATCAGTCAAGCGTCTTGTTTCATATTTTAGAAAACCAGTAGCTAATTTGTTAGCCCATTCAATTTGTGCTGGTGTTCCTTCAGTGATTGATAAAAATTTTAATCTTGGAAACTTAGCTGCTAATTTATCGCTTTTCATTGCTTTTGCCTTTGTTTTACTTGTCTTGATCCAAGTATATAGATCATTAGCTACCTTGTCAACTACTTTATACAAGATTATTTAATCAAGTTCAACCTTTTTCAGTCTCTACGCTTTCAACCGTATTAAGATGTTGGCAACGAGGGCAATACACTTTAGTACCTATAGGCGTTTTAATGTCAGCGCAAGTCCACCACTTCCTACAACGATTGCAGCAGAAATGATATAGATACTCAAGTGATACTTTCATATTGCTCCTACAAGGTTTTTTATTTGCACATTTTGATTAGGTACGATTTTATCTAATCTGCGGATAGTTGCAACGTCTCCTACTAATTCTTCTATAATCCATACACCGCCTTTAAGTGCGGGAGTAACTACAGTATGTAGCCATACAACGCGATCACCTATTTTCATGTAAACCTTATTTGACGGTAATAAATATGAGTAATCAAACTACGGTAAAAATGTCTGATGAAATTGACTTTTATTTTAGGGAGGAATTAGAAAGGCTTGGCTTTACTATGGATGGTAATGATGAAAATCAATTTTTTGCTTTGTGCCTAAATTACTGCATTTATGCCCAAATAAAAGATGATCATGTCTCTTTGTCTTTGAAATATAAAAAGCCCTTAGCTTGGTTTCGGTTGACTAGGTGGGAACAACTCACGCCTGCGGTTAAGTCCATGTTAGAAATGGTGATAAATAGTATTTAAACCATAAACACAGCAAAGCGATCGCCTATGACAGCGATCTGATGAGTGAGGGATGAAAAGTAATCTCTACTTAAGCTTGCAATACCGCAGGGGCGCAATGCTGAGATTTTCGGGTAGCCTTGCTAATACGTCGTCTCAATCCAGTGCATCCTAGTAGCTGCTTAGCGTCTTCTTCAAGGTTATAGATATTAGTGTGGACTTGGTACAATTCGCGATCGCCTTTAAAACGCAAATAATGCTTTTCGCCTAAATTATGTTCTAGCCAAAATTCAGGAGTTCTTATTGCATCGTTGCTTGGGTAGCAAATTTGTACACACTCAATAGATGGTAAGTCCTTAATTGCCTTAAGGTGCTTTCTAATCGTTTGAGGTGTCCGATTAACTAAATTAGCTATAGTCTCTTGAGAAACGCCATAAGGCACGAATTGACGGTTAACCAGTAAAAACCTAGTTCCAAGTACCTTTCTAAAAGCCTTGATGCCTGATGCTTTCTCTACCTTTTCTTTAGGGAGATTGCGATCGCTTAGAATTGACACGTTTTTAAAAATCTTGGATGGTTTAACTACCCGTCTGGTTATTTTCTTTCCTTGGTTTAATTCATTCTCCTCCTTGGTTTTGCGTAAAGCTCCTTGCTGTGCATTGCGTTGCTTTTGAGCAGCAGTGGCTCTAATGTTATGCGTCCGAATATTATCAAGCTCAGTAGCTTTCTCTTCGTGTATAGCGCCTAAATTAGATATACCAAGCTCAGAGCAAAGCTTAGTTAAAGCAGAATAGACAAGCCTCACACAATTACCTTTAATCTCAAGCATCCAGAAAACACCTAACTTTAGAGCTAAGCGTAAATTCTTTTTAATTGTGGATTCTTTGCGCTTTAAGGTAGTTGCGATCGTCGGGATGTCTAAAACTACAATGCCAGCACCTTTCCCTTTTTCTCCAGACTTGCCACGCTTTACAAATGACTGCCTATCATAAGAGCGCACAAACAAATACAGCAATTTAACCAAGTGAGGTAATTTATCACTTTGGCTAAATGCTGTGTATATTGTCGTGTAGTTATGGTAAGATTGTGTCATTCGACTGCGGTAACAGTTGGATATCCTGCGCTTTTACAAGTAAGTTACTTAATGCCTGAGAACATTAAATAACCAGCAGTGAAGTTATATTAACATAAAAAAGCCCGATCAAATGATCGGGCTTTTTTATTAAGCAGCTACCAGCTCAGCTTTTATCTGTTGCAATGATTGCTTAAATTCTCCGTAGGCATACGGCTCAAAGTTTTTGATCGCAGCGCTGACTAGATCTAAATCACCAATTTTAAAAGCTTGCTGCAATTCGTTGTATGCGATCGCCTCATTGAGATCGCCATGGTTGAATGGGGTTAAATTAAAATCTGGGTAATCAGCTATTAATTGTTCCCATCGGTTTAAGCAATCTTCACAGGTGCGAAATTCTAAACTTGAGTTACCCCAAATTCCTTGTACGAATTGATGCACTGTACCTTTGCTAAGTATCGCGTTACATTCACAGCATTCATAATCTTTGCGCCCTTTGACCATCCGCATAGTTTTACATCTGCAAGCGCCTGTTAGTGGTTGTTTTCTCATTGTTTAACTCCTTTGCTTGTATGAGATTTTACCACTCAGGAAAAGATGAAAACAATCTGTCGCAAGTATTTTATAAAGAAGCTTTTAACTCCTTAAGTTCTTTCCTTAGCCTAGCGTTTTCAGCTTTAAGCCCGTTGCGCTCAGCTTTGCGATTGCCATTACGTTCTTGTCTAATTGCAGTCTTAGCGGCTTTCTTGGCTATCAAGTGAAAAGTATTATCCTTGGTTTTCTTGTCTACCATCTTTTTTAAATCTGAAGCATCCGCAACGATCGCAACGATTTGAGGTTTCTTGATTTCACGAATATTCAGCGCCGCCCGAACTTTGGTAATGAGTAGATCTGGATGCTTAACCTGTGCATTGGTGAATCGCAAAACGATAAAGCCATAGCTCTCTAAATTCTTGGTGCGCTTTGCGTCTTTGGTTTTTTGGTTGCGAGATGAATGGTAACCGCCATCAATTTCAATTAGTACCTTTGTGCCAGCAATCCTAAGATCGGGATAGTAACCATATAAGCATTGGTTATGAATTACTGAAAAGCCGTGATCTTCCAGAATCTTCTTAGCTTTAAATTCTGATGAAGTTTTGGGCGGTTCCCATTTAGGATCGTATGATTCCCGTGGTTTAGTTCGTGTCATAATTAAATTGTTGCCTAGTAATAGTAGGTAGCAGTGCTTAGGGTGATTTGTCGTGATTTCACTTTAAGCACACTAATATTTTATCAGTTTTTAGCCCCTCAAGATTAAAAAGTAAAGCCCCCTCTACTGATTTCGGTAGAGGGGGCTTTACTTTTATGCTTTATTTCATTAATCCGTAAGTACAGATATCCTTTCGAGATAGCCTCTCACAGGACAGTAGCGAACTGTCAAAGCTTGATTTATTTTATTATCAATCTATTTTGCATATACTGCAATAATAAAAGTGCAAAACCACATAGAACCACTGCCATGAAGATGAAACCGCCCAAGCCAAAAGGTAAGCCTAAGCCTAAGCCTTATAAGTAAGCAAAAGAGAGAGCGATCAATGCGATCGCTCTCTCTTTTTTGTTTGTTGGATGTTTACTTAATCAATCGCGATAGATTGCGGTACGATTTCTACCCCCCATTTACCGCCTACTGGATAAATCCTAGCTCCTTTGTTTTTAGCGAAAGCTAATTTTAAAGCTTGATCTTGAGTTGGTGCGTTGACAGACTCACGCCATCCGTATACGTCATTAACGGTGTATTCCCAATATTTTGTTTGTGTCATGATTGCTTACCTGATTGAGTTATACAAATCGATTGCAGCGTGAAAATCATAAAGCACATTAGAGCCGCTTTTGACTTCTAGTAAATCGCCACGATTGCGATCGCAAACCACAAAATACACATCCTTGGTAATTGGATTGGCGACCATCCATAAACGCTTTGTGCTAGCACTTGCCAGCATTGTCGCTGCTTGAAATTCTTGGAAATCTTGTACTGAGATTTGATGTGATGTCATGATTGCTTACTCTCGTAATATTTAATAAATAGGCAATGCGTCTTTAGCTGCTTAGTGGTTAATCTTCGGAAACATAAAGACGACCGTAGCCATTCTTCCTGTAGTTAGCAGCTACAAAATCAGTAGCAGCTTCGTAGGTTTTGAAAATAGTAACCACTTCGCTTTTATGTGCGGGGTTGACGTTTGATTCTTGTTCACGGACTGAGTATGTAGCGGTCATTTGTTTAGCTCCTTTGCTTATCTGTATATACATTACTACTCATTAAATGATTAGTCAATATACCAATGATTAGTATTATCAGTACTTTTAGTCATTTTATATAAGTAAAAGCTAGTCAATAAATGACTAGTAGGTAGTATGATAATGATTAGTTACTCAAGAGGGTTATGAAATTAGATCTTAAAAGTTTACGCAGGAAGCAATCGTTAACTCAAAAACAGCTAGCAGAGCTTTGCAATACTTCGACTCAGAAGATATCAAGGCTTGAGCAAGATCGGTTTGAGTATTTAGAGCGTGATTTGATTGACGCTCTATGTGCAGTGCTTTACTGCAAGGTTGGTGATTTGATTAAGGTGGAAAGAATATGACGCTAGTTGATTGGGAAATTGAAAAGCTTTGCAGTCGTGGCGTTATTGTGCCTTTTGACAAAGCAATGCTTAACCCACAATCCCTCGATGTGCGGATAGGCTACACGCTCAAAACTGAAAATAACTGGCTTAAGCGATGGTTGACAGGTCAAGAGTTTACGACTCATGACTTGACCAAATACTCAGAATCAAACCCGTTTTGGGTATCGCCACTAAGCTTTATACTGACCTGCACTTATGAGACGTTTAACATGCCGCCTAATTACTCAGCGGAATTTAGGCTTAAGTCAAGTAGAGGGCGATCAGGATGGGGTCATGTACTTGCTGTTTGGATTGATGGTGGATTTAATAATTCAAAGCTGACTTTGGAGTTGCTTAATCATCGTCTTTGGGCTTGGCAACCTATCTATCCACTTATGAGGATCGGACAGATTGTTTTTGCTGAGACGGCTTGTCCTAGGCATGATTACTCAAAGACTGGACGGTATAACGGTGATTTAGATACAACGGAGAGTAAAGGATAATGACTAAAAACATTAACGATTACAACTCAATTCCGCCTACTGAATACCGCAAATTCCTAGATGAGATTGCGAGGCAGATTAAATATGCTAATAGTTTGCGTTGTCCAGACAGTGAGCGCCTCCCAATTTTGCGGGGTGCTTTGAAGATTTTGCTAAGTAATGCTGGTGAAACTAATGAACTTTGAGCAAAAACTAGATGCTGTACTAGATTCAATTCGCAAAATGTTGCTTGATAAAAACCGCAAATATGGCAACTCAGCACTAAGCCCAATTCGTGTATTTAGCAAAGCTGAACCATTGGAGCAAATCGCGGTAAGGATGGATGACAAGCTTTCTCGCATCAAGAGCGCTCAAGGTGACGATCTAGAAGATGCAAAACTTGATTTAATTGGATATTTAATATTAGAGGCGATCGCAAAATTATGACTAATGAAGAAATTAACCTCGCAGTTGCAGCAATCGCGGGATGCACAGATATTGAAATTCCAAATTATGCCGAGAGCTTGGATGCGATTGTCAAGGTGTTTGATCGTTTGGATTTAGATTGGAATATAGGTAAGGATTGTGATGCTTACAGCCTTGTTAACGAAGGGTACGATCATCGTAATGCATTTGGGGAAACACCCGCACTCGCGCTTTGTAATCTGCTATTAAAAATAAACCCCACTCCGATCGCGCCGCCTCAGGTTGCGATTATTGATGATGATTGAGAGCATGATTAATGCAAGAAATTGAACGAGCCAAACTCATCGGCTTTTTCGATGCCCATCGCGGCTCTTACTCCCTCCGCTACATCGAAATATGTACTCAAATCAATACGAGCGCATTGCGCTTACTCCTTCAAAGCCAACAGATGATCATGGGTAACTGGCTACTTCAAACAGGCGCAACTTTGTATTCCTATTGGAGCGCAAACGTAACCAGAATCGAAGAAGGATTTATTGCTGATGCTTTACTCAAGTTTGCTGAATCGCCATACCTAGGCGGTCAATCTGGGACAGGGTGCGGACTATGCTCTATGCAATTCTGGTTTGAGACTGCGGACGGCGATCGCGGTGAGTTTATGCAGATTACTCCACACGCTCAAAAGTTAAGCGATCGCGCCTCTGAATCTCATGCAAGATATAAGCAATATCTTGAAGATTACAAAGGCTTTCTCGCGGATTCTAAGAGCGATATTAGGAGTTTGCTAAATGGATAATATTGGCTTAGCGTATCAAATCGAAAATTTGATTGGTGACAGTTTTAGCAACATTGTTTATTTTATTAAAGTAGATGAATGGCTTGTGAAAATTGGCAGCGCTTCAAATTTTGCTAATTTTGAGAAGAGGTTTGAAGAGTGTTCAAGATGGGTTGCTAAACCTGAATTGATAGGGTTTGTTTACTGTGATCGCAAAGCAGAAAAATTGATTCACAACCTTTTAACTTCTTTTCGGGTTCAATCAAAAGGAAGGGAAATTTTTACGTTAGAGCATGACGTAAAAAGATATATATCCAAATGGTGTGACAATCAATTTAGCGTAAGTAGCTGGTGTACTTACAATAGTTCTTGGTCTTTTCAAAAACATCTGGAGTATTTAGATGAATTAATGAAAGATGCTCAAAACGAAAATCAGAAAAACTTTTTGAATGCTACCAAAGAGAATGCAAATAAAAAGGCATTAGAGCAAATTGGATTGCATGAGTTCCTAGACTTTGTTTTATCTGGCAACACATGGCACATTGTTGAAGAGAATGGCGCTATTAATGGCACGCCCGAAGTGATCACTTTTGCTCAGAAACTCAAAGATTTGCGAAAAGGCGGCGAATTGACAGAGCTTGGTATTCATTTAACCTGTGGGTATGAGTCAAACTTAACTTCATACATTGGAGCCATGCTGACATGGCTTGGCTTAGCTAGAACATCTAAGCAAAAAACCATCAATAAAAAACGGGTGCGAATATATCAACTGCATCAGCAAGAAGAACAAGAAGAATACGGCAATGAAGACGCTTTTAACTGGGATGTATTAACACCATGCTAACCAATCTCCAAATAATTGCACACATGGCAACGCCGCTTGTTGCCTATGATGATTGGTCGCCTAGCTTTGATGCTCTGATTGAGTATCAGTTGCTAGATCGATTAGGGTTAATCACGCCTAACCCAACGGCGGCTGACGCTGAAAAGAATTTACCCTTGATCTTTGGTGAGATGCCGATCGCCCGAAAGATGCTAAATGGTGAATGGTATTGGGCGGTAAGCTCTCCTCATTACATTGAAAATCATCAGCAAATTTCGCAATATGTAAAGCGCTGGGATAAGCAAGAATTACACCTTGATTTAAAAGGGAAACGTGGCAAGTTTAGTGGTAGTGAAGGGCATTTTAAAGCCTATAAATTGCCTAAATACAACCGTGAAATGCAGTCTATACACTTAAATTGTAAAGAAATATTACAAAGTACTAGGCAGTATAGTACTAGCCTGTTATATTAGGTACATACCAAACAAGAGGACAAGCAAATGACTACCGCAACAGCAATCAACCCAAGAACCGCGCTAAAAAACGAAATCTGCTTTACTTTTCAATCGCAGTTTCAAATCAAGCGCGAAACCTTACCCGCCGTGCTTGAAGCGATTAAAAAAATTTCTAACTCAGCAGATATGTGGATTTGCGCTGGTAAGTATTTTTCGACCAGCGAAATGAAAAAAGCCGCTTGCGGTTTTGCTCGTCAGTTCAAAGATCTTGAATCCCCCAAAAAAGCTAAAAAGATTGACGAAGCAAAGATTGCTTTGGATACTTGGTTTGGCACAGATTTGTATTAATCTAATCTCAATTAATCCCTAATAGGGATTCTCGCTAAATTTATCAAGCTCTTGCGAGATGAGCGCTACCGAAAAGAAAGTTATGAAATGGGTTGCAAATTTTAACGGGCGTTTTAATGAAGGTGTAAAAGCCGTAGATTTTACTGAGTCAGAAATTCAATCCGCTATGGATTTTGCACAGGAAAAAGATCTTGAGCCAACTTACCAAGATTGTGAGCATTTTTTAAAATCTATCTCTTGCCACATTATTGAAAAAGAAATGTCTTTTGAAGCTTTCCTTGCATGGATTTTAAAATATGATGATTTAGATCGAATTGAAGGTTGTTTTTCAAGGTATCAAGCGCGTCATTTTGATGGCGATTTAATTAAATGCTAAATCAATACGAACATTACACTCGCTTTGGCGCTGAGTTTACTTCTAATGGCTACAAAGCCCCAAGGCGATCGCTAACAAGTGGTGAGCGTCATGTACTCGCTATTTACAAATTACTCAAAGATGGTAAATGGCATACAGCCTCAGAGGTGATGCAAGTTACAGGCTCTAAATCTAAGCAGCATACCCGTAATTTTCTACGATCGCTAATGACTCCTTTAGGGCTTGCCAGTGGACAGCAAGGATACTGCATGGTAAATCAAAACTCGATATTAGTTGTATAATTTGCCTACTTTTTTGTAATAGCCACAAAAAAGCCGATCATTTGATCGGCTTTTTTATTACATATCGATAATTAGGGAGCTAGCCCATATCTCATAGGTATAAGTTAGCCATTTAGTTTCTCCTTAAATAATCTCGATTACTATGATTCGGGCGCGGCTCTTGCTGTGATTTGGTTAGAGTTGCCCTCATGCCTTCATCGATAAACCAATAGATCACCCTTGTTCTTTCGCCTCTACCCTTTGCGTGATCTGGCATAAGCTTAATTAGCTCTGCAAGCTTGCTAGGGGTGATGACAATTTTTATCTCTATTGATTTATCATCCATGCTTATTCACCAATTAGACGGGCGATCACTTTGTTGGCAACGCGAAGATCGCTTTTAAGTTTGGTCACTTCTTCAAGTAAACAATCAAATTCTTTTTTAGGATTATGTATCAGCTCTCTAATCTTGAATAACGCATCGTTATAGCTCATATCTTTGTCGCCAAACAAGACTTGTATTTTCTGCCAAAACATATCTAACGTTTGATGCTCGGTTGTGTATACATAGTTTTGGCTTTGCTGCAAACGCTCAATCTCTGAGATCGCATCATCAGGATTGCCAAGCGCCGCCATAACTTGATCTCGAAATGTCATAGCGCCAGTCGCTTTATCCACCAAAGTATTTAGGCGATTATCTTCATGGATTTGCAATGAGTCTAAAACGTATCGCAACGACTTGATCGCCAGTTCATCTGGCACTGTTGCGACATCTACTCCAGTGTTTTCATAAAGTAAATTCTTTACTTGATCGCGAAACAAAAAAGCTTGCTGCACATCGTCTTTTACTTTATAAAAACTTGTCTTATTTTCACTCATAAAACTTAAGTCCGTAGTTAGTCCGTGTTCAGTCCGTACTCAATATTATAGCCATTTATTGATGCGATTCTAGGGGATAAAGTATCTAGGATTAAATCATCATGGGTGAGAAACTCACGACATTTGAGACGGGTAACGGCGCTAAGGTTGAGATCGTGCCTTTAGGTAAAGGCGATACCGATTACCCTAAGCGCATTACGATTACCGTTACCACGGCTGCTATTAAGAATGCCACTTCTGTCGCAGTATCTTATAGCGTTGCAACTTCTGGACAAACAATTAAAATCCCTGCTGGAACTTGCCTACCATTTACCGATCCTCTGACTGGAAACGTAGTTAGCGCAACGGTTACAACTGCTGTTAGTACGGCGCTTTCAACAGGAAGCGGTCCATATACAGCGACTGGCTCGATTTCATTAGATGCGAATCATCTAGCAATCCCAATCAACAGCACTAGCTCTAACTTTATTCCCCTTGGAGCAAGAAGCACTGCTACTGGTACAGTAACGCTTTCTGATGAGCAGTTACGTACCTTTGATAGTACCCTGTTCGATCAAGGTCAAATCGTTAGCGGCGCGGGTGAATTTAGCTGCGATGGGGCTTTTAGTTCTATCGATGCTGGACTAACTACTGTTGCGAACTTAACGATCGGCGCTACTGCGATCGATGGAACAACTGTAATATCGACTCCAGGGAGTTACATGTGGGTCGTTGTCACTACTCCTCCCCCTGCTACTGGCTACACTTCAGGACTGGTTCGCCGTGGTATCTGCTATTGCACAGACCAGACTATTGACGTACAGGCTGGCGCAATTTCCAAGCAAAGCCTACCTTTCAAGGTTAATGGCACTGTATACACAGATCCCGCTGTTGTCACCTAATGCATGAATATCTAATCTCTCCTAAAGCCTACGCAATAAGCTGCACCATAAACGGCAAGCAGCTTATTGCCGAAATGCTTTATCTGAAAGAAGAGTTTATGCAAGATACGAGAGTGGATCTATACAGTGGCGATCGCGTTTTGGTTGCCACTGTATTAATCCCTAAAATAGACATTAATACACATCAAAATATCACTTTGCAAATATGCTAATTTTTGAGATTGAGCAAAAGCCTACCTTTAAATCTAAAACCGTTTTTGGTGTTGAAATCCCATTGCTAGGGGAACTAACTGTTAATGAAACGATCGCAGTCGATAAGGCGATCGCTACCGACCTTAGCTCAACCAGTGCCAATACTGAATGGAAAATCGTTCAGGTATCTGCATGGTTATCAGTGCGATTATCTGTAAGCCGTGAAGAAATTACAGCGCAACTCAAAAAATCAATGCCTTTGATCGAGGCGCTATGGTTAACTTTTGTCTCAGAACGTGAGGGCATTACAGAAAGCTATGAACTCGATGAACCAGTGACGGAGGGAAAGGAAGACGATCCAACCGTACCGTTAAAGACATCGAAGAAGAGTGGAATCAAATCTACCTCAAACTCACATCAAGTTGCTTTGCTCCAAAATTCAGAGATGGATTTGGACAGCAACGAATAAGCGTAATCAGATCGCATCTTGCTTATATCAATGAGCAAGAGTTACAGCGATCGGCTGAGCTAGAGGTTATTGCGGCGCGAAATACGTTGGCTACTGGTGATTTTAAAGACCGTGAGAAAGCTTTCCGATCTTTGACACCATCATTGCAGGCATTGCGGAGAATGCAAGCCAAAAAGCAGATGAGCGTTAGGTTTGCTAAGAAATTTGCGAAGCTATTTAAGGAAGGCAAAATACCGAATTGGGTAGTTGAAATTTGCGATTACGAGACGATTGAATTATTAGCGGGTGATTGATATGGCTGATGAGAATTATGCAATTAGAGTTAGTTTTGATGGCATCGACAAGGCGATCGGTGACATCAAATTACTGCAATCTGCGATCGGCAATATCAAATTACCTGCACTTAATATCGATTTAAGTAAATTTACTGGCATTGAAAAAACTCAGATTGCATCCGTCGCAAGAGTAGAAGCTGCTCAAATTGCGTCACAAGCTAAAGTTGACGCAGCTAGATTAACAGGAGCTTCAAAAGTCTCAGCGTTAGAAGTTGGCGCGATCGCTAAATTAGAGTCGGCTCAAATAGCAGCTAACGCTAAAGTTTTAGCTGCTAAAGATGGCAATGCTACCAAAGTCGTTAACGCTGAAATAGCAGCGCAATCTAGATTAGAAGCTGCGAGAATAGCATCTGCTACAAAAATCAGTAATGCAGAAATATCAACGATCGCCAAATTAGAAGCCGCTAGGATTGCATCTGCCACTAAGGTTAGTGCTGTAGAAGCCTCAACAATTGCAAAGCTAGAAGCGGCTCAAATAGCTTCCAATGCCAAGATTGAAGCATTGCGATTAAATTTGTCAGCAAAAGCGATCGCTAATGAAGTGGCAGCAGTTACTAAGATTGAATCAATAAAGATTGCTAGCGATGCAAAATTAGCTGCAAATAAAGACTCTAATGCTGTTAAATTGCGTACTGCGGAACTAAGTAATGAAAGTAAAATCGAAGCTGCTAAACTTGCCACAACTGCCAAAATAACGGCTGCTGACAGTGCGGCAATCGCAAAATTAGAAGCGGCGGAATTAGCTTCTAATGCCAAGATTGAAGCTGCTAAAATTGCATCTGCTACTAAACTGGAAATAGCAGAAAAAGCAAGATTAGATAGGCAAAGAAAAGAGTCAGAAGCGCTAGCAAGAACAGAGTCAGCAAGAGCAGCTAAAGCGATCTCTGACGCTGAAAAATCATCAACAAAACCACAATCAAAAAGCAATTCTGATGCAGTAATTGCTCAACTAGAAAAACAAAAAGCTGCTAGCACTGTACGAGTATCTGATGGCGCTGACAAAGAATCCGCCCGAATTGCACAAGAAACACTTAGATATAAGCAGCAAATTGCCGCGATTGACGCAAAGATTTTCAACCCTGCGGATATTGCTAACGCTAAAGCTCTAGCGAGTGAAATTAATAAACTCAATCTTGACAAAATCAAGAAAGGATTTGACGATGCGAGTCCTGTAACTTTTAATCAGTTCATTGGCGCTACTACTGAGAAAGCGCGAGATTTAGCTGAGCAACTACAAAATACATCACAGACATTAGAACGGATTGGAACTACTTTTAACCAAGTTTCTAGCGCTGCGAATCAGGCATTTTTAGGCTTTGATACTGCCAAAACTAAAGTAGCGACATTATCTACTCAATCCAACGCTTTTGCTAATACAGCTATCAAGCTATCAAAGGATTTAAACAATCAAGTAACCAGCACCGAAATATTAACAGCACAATATGAAATTCTATCTAGTGGATTTATTAATGCTGCTGATGCATCAGAGATTGCCAGAGTATCGGTATTAGGTGCTAAAGCTGGTTTTACTGACACAGCTACGGTAGCTGATGCAACTACCTCAATTTTGAATGCCTATGGTTTAGCTGCTAGCGATGCTGCTAATGTGGTAGACCAATTAGCAGTTGTGCAGGATAAAGGTAAAACAACGATCGGGCTATTTGCTGGTCAGCTTGGTAAAGTTGCGCCAATTGCTGCAAGTGCGGGCGTAACACTAAACGAGTTAAACGCTGCCATAGCAAGCGTTACGATTAAAGGCGTTAAAACCGAGACTGCGGTTAGTGGTATTAGACAGGCGATTGTCAACTTGGTCAAGCCCACGCAATCCGCACAAAAAGTGTTGGAGGCTATTGGGATCACTAACGCTGCTACAACGCTTAAAACTGAAGGATTAACAGGTGTACTCAATCGATTAAAAGCGGCTGGCTTAAACACCAGTAGTCAGCTATCTAAAATCTTTACAGATATTGATGGTTTAACTGCTGTTGTCCCTTTACTTAACGACGACCTTAAGAACTTTAATGCAAATCTAGTAGCTGTTGGCAATGCATCAGGAAAAGCACAGCAAGGCTTTGATATTGTCGCTAAATCTGCTGAAGGTCAAATTACAGCAGCAATCAACAAAATCAATGAAGCTTTAGTCAATTTAGGGCGCGGCGCACAGGTAGCTTTTGCGCCATTAGTAGCGGCTGTAGGCGCGGCTGTTGACGTATTCAACCAATTACCCGCACCATTGCAAACAGTTATAGGCGGCGTTATTGGATTAGTTGGAGGTGTCGCCACATTGGGCGCGGCTCTCACTGCGATCGGCGCGGCTGCCCCTGCTTTTATTGGTGGACTAAAATTATTTGGCATTCAGGCGGCGGCTTCTACCGTGGCGACTACAGGGCTAGCCACTGCTAACACCGTAACCGCCACATCGTTTGTAGGCTTAGGAGTAGCAACCAAAGCGGCGGCGGCTGGGTTTGTGACGTTCGCAACTACAGCTACTACCACAGTGACAGGCGCTTTGGTATCTGTTGGAGCATTGTTAGCTAAAGGCACGATTCTGGCTGGTACTTTTGCTGTGGTTGCTGTTAAAGCTATTGCGTCTATAGTTGTGGCTATGGCTCCATTAGTGGCAACTTTAGGGGTTGTCTATTTAGCCTTTGAATCTGTCCGAAATACAGCTAACTTATTTGGCGAAATTAACAGCAATAAAGCTGAGGATGCATTCGACAAAATTCTAAACAAAAGTACGGCTGTAGATGCGAAATTAAAACAAGCGACTGCTACTTCACAATCGTTTACCGATAAGCTAGCAGGTGGATTTGATAAGGTAGAGAATCCAATACAAGGGGCGGCGCTTGCAATCACCAATTTAAGCAATGCTTTAATCGGTGCTGAGTCAGGGGCTTCTAAATTTGGTTCGCAATTTGGCTTTATTACTCAACAACAATTAGAGGCGCAAAAGACTGCGATCGCTTATAGTAACGCGATTACAACACTTAGCTCTGGTTTTCAGCCAGCCGTCAATCTTATCGGTAAATATGGCACTGGCATTGACTTTGAACGTCGCGCAACTCAGTTGTCAATTAAAGAAAACAAGGAATACCAAAAACAACTAGCTGCTACCAGCGAACGATTAAAGCAAGAAGTATCCGATCTAGAGGCTATCGGTAAGCAGAAAGGAGTAGACCAAGCTGCTAACAAATTAGAGATTGATTCTCGGAAAACATTGATCGCCCAATCGGATCAAAAAATTGCTGTACTCAAAAAGGAAGAGGAAGCGGTTAAGGCTGTATCTGATGCTGAAAGGGATAGAGCTAAACAGCTACGAGAAAACCAAAACCAAGACGCAGAAAAATCAATCAAGCGCTCCTTTGACGATGGCAAAACCAAGCGCGATCGCGAAAATGCTGATGCTATCAAGGCTATCGAAGAGAAAAACGCACTCGCAAAAGGTGAGCTAGATCGCAGACAAGCGCTAGAAACTGAAGCGCTGAAGGAAAAGCAAACCCTAGCTCTACAAGACAAGCAAAGGGCATTTGATGATACTCAGAACGCCAAAAAGCTACAACTTGAAGATGCTCTTGATGCTAAGAAGCGGGCGAATGAGGAGAAACTCAACGCACTCAAACAGGCATTTGACGATAAGCAAAACGCGCTTAAAGAACAGAGAGCAGAGAAACAACGTAAGGACGATGAGGCATTTGCAGCGCAACGCGCTCAACGTGACAAACAAGCAAGTGAGGCTCTATCAGGTGCTAAGCAGCTAATCAGTAATGAGGGTGCGATCGCCACTGCTAAACCAGAAGATCGCGCCAAGATTGCGGCGCAAATCGAAGAAGAAGAACGCATTAGAGCACAAGCTGCTACTCAAGGCGTAGCTGGTGGTACTGAATCCCAAGAACAATTAGTAGCTAAGGCTAAGCAAATCGCCCAAATATCTGCGATTGCCAACGGTGAGGAACAGAAAAAAGTAGAGTTTGCTATTGCTGAACTTGATAAAGCGAACAAAGCTAAGCAAGCTGAAATTGATAAGGCTGAAGTTGCAAAGCGCACTGAAGAAAAACAAGCTAGTGACAAAGTTTTTGAAGCTGAACAAAATGCTGCTAAGCTTGCCTTTGATGCTGAGCAAAACACTGCCAAGCTTAACTTTGAAAACACTGTTCTCAAACCTGAAAAGCAAAAGATCGAAGCTGAATTACAAGCGAGTAAATTAGCCTTTGAGCGTGGCGAACTTGCAGCGCTGAAAACACAACAAGCAGCCGATGAGAGGGCTTTAAAACTTCAGCAAACTAACGAGGACTTAGCAGCTAAGAAAGCTGCTGATGCTGAGTTAGAGACGATTAAGCTCGCTCAAAAAGAGAAAGAACTAGCACTTGATCGCGCCTTTGAGGATCAGAAAATTGAACGTGAGAGAGCATTTAAGGAATCTCAGAGAGCCTTAGATAAAGCATCTGCCATAGAGATTCAACAAATCCTTGGTAAGTCTGCACAGCAAATTATCAGCGCTCTCACGTTAGCTAAAGGTGATTCTAAGTTTGGGGCTGTAGCTGGTATTGGCACTAGTCCTAAAGGAGATGCTAAAGCTCTAAATAATCAGGATGAAGTAAATAGGGCGGCGTTAGGAGCTAGCACTTTACCTAAGTTTGCGCGTGGCGTTACAAACTTTGTCGGGGGTGCGGCATTGGTTGGGGAAAAAGGTGCTGAGCTGGTGACATTGCCTAGAGGCTCTAACGTGCTACCAGCAAACCAAACCAAGAACGTGCTTAATAATTCGGGCGGCAATAAAACCTATAACGTAAATGTAACCACTGGCAGTGGTAATGCTACAGAGATCGCTTTACAGATACAGAGAGAGATGGCACGATCGGCGGCGCTGAGTATGTAGAATAACTAAAAGTTTGGATTAAGCGATCGTTATTCATTCTCTACCCAAACAATAATTTTAGATGGCTGAATCTTGTAGGCATCGCAGATTTTAGCGATTGAGCCTGTAGATGGTATATGCCAAGGGTTACGCGCTAACTCATAGCCAGTTGTACCGCTTATCCCCGTTTCTTTGACGAACTGATAAGCGGTTATTTTTCTTTCTTCCAGAAATTCTTTAACTATATTTCTTAAAGCCATATCACAATTAAAAGCTTGTATTAAAAGCTTGTCAATAGTATCAATACTATGATACTATCAGTATATGACTAGCAATGAAGCCACTACTAAAAAGATAGCTGAATTTAAGTTGTCTCCCACGATTGAGCAAAGCGCACAAATTGATATGTGGCTTACTCAACTTAAATGGGTATGGAATGTTGGTTTAAGTCTGCTTGAGGAAGATCAGCAACGTTATTGGAGGGCAAAACAAGAATGGGCAGAGTATAGTCCTGAAGTATGGCAATGGCGAAAATCATGCAAAATCGACGGGATTGAGTATGTAAATCCTGATAATCAATACGGGCTTTGCTGTGCTTACTATCCTGATAAATGCGACATCCGCAAACATCGGGATATTGAAGAGCCATTTAAGCACGTTAAAAATTATCGCTTTATCGCTAATATGCGATGTCCTGATTTTTTGCACCCTATCGATAGCGAATCACGGCGATCTGTTGTGGATAACCTAATTGATGCATGGACTCAGTACCGCAAGGGGAAAAAAGGCAGACCACGTTACAAAAAGAAAGCTGATAAATTAGAAAGCTTTTCTAACGGCAATGGTCGGATATACGTTAATATTTCGCCCTTGGGTAATGACAATGCATTAATTGACTATCCAAAGCTAGGGTCAATCAAATGCAAGGGATTCTACCGTCGCTATGCTGGTAATCATACAATTGTACGCATCGTCAAAAAGGCTGACGGCTATTATGTGCAATTCACTAGCACGGTAGACGTAAAGCCCGTTAAACCAGCAAAAAAGCAAGAAGTAGGCTTAGATTTTGGTGTAGTCGCTCCTATTGCTGATAGTGATGGAAGATTGCATAAATCAAAACGCTATGCCAAATTGCAAGCTAAGAAATTAGCTCGTATTCAGCGCTCTATCTCACGCTCAAAAGATGGCTCTAACCGTCTAAAAGCTAAACGCTCTAAACTAGCTAAAGTGCATCTTAAAATCGCTAGGCAACGCGATCGCTTTATTCATAAGCTCACATCCAAGTATGTGAGTGAATATCAAAGCATTGCCATTGAGGATACCAAGGTTAAAAATATGGTACGCGCACCAAAGGCGAAAGCTGGTGAAAATGGCGCGTTTCTACCTAATGGCGCGGCTGCAAAAGCTGGCTTAAATAAAGCGCTTCTTGATGTGGCGATCGGCAAAACAAAAACGATGCTAGAGACTAAATCTAAAGCATCAGAAAGAATATTTGTGAAAGTACCCGCACCGCACACTTCTCAAGGTTGCTCTCAGTGTGGCTACTATTCCGAAGAGTTTCGACCATCTCAAGCTGTTTTTAAATGCTTGAATTGTGGTCATGGTGACAACGCAGATAGCAACGCCTCAACCGTTATCCGTAATGTTGCTTTTAAAGGCTTGGTTTTGAAACCATACCCCGCTTCATCGGGGGAATTTAAGGGCGTGGATCATGCAACGCATGGGAAGAAGCGCCAACCGAGTAAGACTCGCAAGAGTAAGAAAGGATCGGTAGGAGAAACATCTACCGCAATCAACCGCGAAAGCGGGGCTGTAAATAGTCTAACCACTCGCGCAAACCCTGAAAACCAATCACCACAAGACTTTGAGCTATGGCAAGATTTAAAATCACTATCTAAAGCCAACTCTAAATTGCAATCTCGTAAGCGATCCGCGCAAATCGATCCTAATATTGGCGCTCAGCTTGGTTTTTGGGATCTGTCTGGTGAAGCTTCTGGTTAAGCGATCGGCTGATTGGAAGCGCAAAGCGCCCGCAAAGCTTTTTAAATGGCTAACCAGTGGGTGAAGCTTCTGGTTAAGCGATCGGCTGATTGGAAGGGATATCAGAGTCAGAGAGAGAGGCATTAGTCCAAGGTGAAGCTTCTGGTTAAGCGATCGGCTGATTGGAAGTTTGATGGTATCCCGATCCCTGATGTGAATAGCAGGTGAAGCTTCTGGTTAAGCGATCGGCTGATTGGAAGAGACCGACATCGACAATATACTATTGAGAGAATTAGGTGAAGCTTCTGGTTAAGCGATCGGCTGATTGGAAGGCAGAAAGCATCATAGAGCCATTGCCAATCATTGAGGTGAAGCTTCTGGTTAAGCGATCGGCTGATTGGAAGTGAATATTCATAAAATCCATTGGAGCTTTTAGACGGTGAAACTAGTGGTTAAGCGATCGGCTGATTGGAAGACCAAATGCGGCGCAAAGACAAGATGATTGATGCATTGCTAGAGGCGATCGCAAAGATGAAGTGATATCTAAACGATTGATTAAACGCAACAAAAAGACCATTTTCCTGTCATCGGGAAAATGGTCTTTTTGTTGCAAGGGGTGACTCACCGCTAAGGAATAGGGTTTAACCTTGCATGGCTATTTTAGCTTAATCCCCATTCAACCGATGTTCCAACTCAGGATAATATTCCCGAATCAAGCGCTTGGTTAATGCGCTCGTATCGATGGGGAACGGGTTGTGTACTTTGGGCTTTGGGCTTGCCCTTGGTAGCACCTTGGTGATATCGAATTGCTCATTTTCCATATGCTCTTCTCAATTCAGGCAACAAATTGATCGCAGTTTCGTAAGCCATTTGCACCTCACGAAATTTGTTAGGATCGCCGCCCGTATCAGGGTGATGTAATTTCGCCTGTTTGCGGTAAGCAGATTTAATTTCCCTCTCACTATTTGGGAACTTATCCAAGCCCAAAACAGCAAGAACAGAATCAATCCCTTTATCCCAGAAAGTCTCAACGCTACCCGTCATATTTTCAACTGGCAACGCCTCGACGAATTGCCAAATTGTGAATGTTGCACCATGCAAACCGTAGCCTCTGATTTTCCAAGCTCGGTAAGTCACATAGAACTTTGTACCACCCTCAGACGGGCATACGTTATCAATATCCATAGGCGAAACATCGAGCATTTTAGCGGCGCGGCGGCGCAATTCGTCGAATGAGAATTTGATTTTGATAGACATTGGTTTACCCGTTAATTTTGCAAGCTTTAGCTGAAGAAAACCAAACTGAATCAGAATATTTTGCAGCTTCTGAGACTGAAGCAATAAAAACAGATGCATGGTAATCACCATAGCCAAGATTTATTGTGGTTTCAAGATCGTCTGCTGTAACAATTTCAGCCCAATCACAAAAATCCGCAAAGTGCCTGACATACCCGATAGTTGTTTCGATGTCAAATTGTGCATGGGACTTGTCCTCATGACTAAAGCTCAAATAGGTAAGCTCATCAACAGCACTAAGGAATGCGTCAACTACAGCGTCTTTAGCCAGTTTCAGGACTTGGTAATCATCCTTAGTTAGCTCTAATTGGCAGACAGGGATAGGGAATCTATAGAGCTTGTCACCAATAATACAAACTTTAATTTCAAGCCCAGAGATGTTATTTGTGAGTTGATATTCCTGAACTTGATCCCGAAACTCATGATAACAGCCAACCTCAAATAATCTTTGCGCTCCCAAAATAGAGCCTAGTGGTGTTTGCTTTGCGATTTCTTCGGCATTATCAGGCATAGGGAATGTGCGCTCACCATTGACGCAAGCCATTCTCTCTATTTCTAGAATTTTAGTTAGCTCTTCAGTTGTATAAACTTTGTCAAACATCTTTTTTTTCTCCTACACCTTCACAACTTTATAGCCAAGATTGAGATCGATCTGATGACCATCCATGATCACACCATGACCTCGCAATGCCTTGATAATGCGTTCGCAACCTTTCCAACTAAACACGGGCTTCTGATATACCGCGCCATTAGGCAATGTCACAGGCGTTAGTTTTGCAAAGCCACGTTGCACAAAATCCGCATAGGGTTGATTAGTATCCTTGCTAAGAATCTTGACATCTTGACTGCAAAGAAACTTTCTAAAATCCTTCTCTTTATATTTGGGAATTGCGAGACATTTAAACAACTCACGCACATCTAGCCAAGTCTCGGAGTCCATGACGGTATCATACACATCGGCTTTAGGTTGCAAGACTTTGATCTCTTCTTTGAGCGCTTCCTTAGCTTCTATCTCAGAAGCCAAAAGCCTCAATGCCTCAGAAAATGTTTGAGGTAGTGCGGGTTGCGATGGAACTAACTCGACTTTACCAGTCGTCATGAGTTCATCAGTCCAAATATCTACTTGTACCGCAAACTCATCACTACACCATTGAGCAAAACGGATCGCTACTTTAGGGTGTCCCCATGTGCCTTGATTTTGTGAGTCGCCACCTTGAATGACTTGCACCAAGTCCGTTATCTTGATCTGGATAACGCTTTCAAGAGCTTTTAAATAAGACTTTGTGGACTTGAGGTTATTCCAATGACCAAACAATTTACCACTGGCTTGCGCCATATCGGTTAACGAAACATAGCGATCGCTGCGAATACGGATAGCGCGATCATTCCAATTCTTGATAAGATTAGACATTGCTGTTGCACTGGTGTTTAGTGGATAGGGGCTTGGATGCTGTCAACATCGCGAAGCCACAAATATTTTAGCATTTTTCAGCTTTTAACTTAGCTCTTGACTCCGCTTGCTTCAGTCGCATGTATAGCTTGCCATCATCCGTTTTAAGCCAACATGCGCGGCAAATAGTGAGAGGTGAATCTGATCTGAGTTGGCGATCGCATTGCGTACAGTAGTAGCGTGGCTTGTCTGCTGTACGCTTTAGATATGCGGCGCGATCTATGTCTGCGCGGGTTTTAGTCATTTTTACTTTGCCCATGCAAAAGTTTTTGATTGATTTCTACATATTCCAACTCAGAAATAAATTCTGGGTTGTCGGTTTTATACTCAGGAATTAATTTGGTTAATTCCGTAATAGCATCACACCAATGCTGATCGCTAGAACAAGGGGCGCAATCTGCTTTTATTCTCATTAAAAGCAGATTGTTTAAAACTTTAAGCAGAGATTTGTGCATATTTAGCGCTCTTTGCGATTTCAGTAATTAGTAAATTAGCTGCGGGGCTGCAATCAGTAATTTTTAGTAGTCTTTTCAAAGCTCTATAAGTTCTAGCTACAACCTTGCCAGACTCATCGCGAAAACTTCTACCTACTCCAATGAGCTTGCTGTCTGGGGTGAAAGAGAATGCTGTTAATGTTTCGTCATGCTCTTGAGGTGTAGCACCAGTAGATACATAAATGAAATGACCGTTTTTTTGGAAGCGATATTCAACCTGTAATGTTTTCATTGTCTTTTGCCTTGCTTGTTTAACTCAATGATCTATTATTGATCGAATATCCCTAGTTGTCAACTACTATTTACAACTAATTTAAATTAGCTTTCAACTTAGCTCTATACCTACGACTGCGCTCAAATTGCGTCAAAGGTTCATCACCCAATAGGGGACGATGCGCGGGGCGATCGCCATCGGTACAAGTAAAGCCACATTTACAGCGATATTGCACTGCTCCTGATTTGGCTTGTTTACCATTGCGTCTTAAATACAAGAGGTTAGCTAAAACCCGGATTGCGTATTTAAGGTTTACAGGCATCAGCATCACAGCGATCGCCCAACACTTGATACAGAAATGGCGATCGCTATGATAGGGATTTGCGGGGTTAGGTTTAGGCATAAAATTATGACAATTATTCAAATCAAGACTATGACTCAAACAGAACAATTAAACGAGCTAATAAATCAAATAAAAAAGCCAATTCATTATGACTGGCAAGCTAAATATATACCGCGCAAAGGATGGTATATATTTCCTGATACTCCGCGCTCTTACGATGAAAACGGTGAATATATGGGGTATACACTCACCGAAGCGAAAAAGAGTATTCAGGATTTTTTAAAATAAAGTGAAAAATAATTTTACCCAACAAAAAAGACGACCTCGCGATCGCCTTGTAATTCTCAAAAAATCATTACAAATCCACAAATCAAAACAATCGGCTTTTCGGTTCTCCTTGGAATCTAGGTCAGTCGAAATTTAACGCAATCAAAATGTAGCATAGATTGATGTGCGATAATTAAGCAAAATCCCTTGACTTACAATGGCGATCGGCGATCTCACACTCGTATATTTTGGGCGCTCCTATACCTTCACTTTTTCAGGTAGCGCCATAACTCCATCAACTCAAGTTTTTGCAGTTGATGATATCGTGCGCTTTACTACCACAGGCACGTTGCCAACTGGACTAGCACTAAATACTAGCTATTATGTGGTCGGTGTAGGCGCAACGATTACCGTGTCAGCTACACAGGGGGGGAGCGCAATAAGCTTAAGCGGGGGCAGTGGTACGCACTCGATCCGCGTTGTGATGTCTGTTGTATTTCGCAGGTTCATCGAAGACAGACCGCCACGGGAAAGCTCTCGACTATCAGGTAATGGGAGTTTTAGCGTAAATGGTGCTTTCCAGATTTCAGGTATTAGCTTTGAAGATCCACAAACGTACAATATTCAAAGCAAAGTATCGATTGCTGATCATCTCAAGCTGAAAGCGATGTGGTCAACTGCTGACAAGATGCGTCGCGAATTGCAGACAGTAACAGGATCGCCATATATGGAACTTACTGATGAGATTACTCTGTACTTTGAAGAGGGCAAAACATCAGCGACTAAAACCAGATCATCCGTAGGTACTGTTACTCAACAAAACGGCGGTGTTAATTACTATCCAAAACTTCAAGTCTATATGCCTACAGAGCCTACTTTTGGAGTCGATACGGGTGTAGGTAACGTTACCGCGATTGTTGAGTTGCAGGAAACGGGGGTTAAAATATGACCGTCAATCTAAGCTCTAGACCATTTTCTCTCACGATTAACGGCATTGACCGTACAGGTAATGTCAAGGGGACTGGAATTTCATTAACTCAAAATGAATTAGGCTCTGAGGGTGTATTTGTCACGGGTGAGATTGAGCTACAAGCCAACTACAACGAGGTAACACAATTTACTTATCTCGCATCACCTTCTATTGGGGCTAATTGGGCGCGTGGTGCATCAGTAATTTATCAAATCGCCAACGATTCAGGCACATTAGTTAATCATCCT